CCCCGTTCAATGGTACGGTGCGTCAAACCGTATCGGCATGTTTGACCAGCAAAACGGCATGTACTTTGAGTTTGATGGAACTGTTTTGTCTGCCGTATTGCGAAGCAGCACAACCCAAATCAACGGTTCAGTGACGGTTACCAACGGGTCTAGCCTTGTTGTAGGGTCTGGCACTCAATTTTCCACTCAGCTGCAAACAGGCGACTGGATTGTTATTCGCGGCCAGTCGTATCGCATATTGGGGATTCAAAGCGATACGCAATTGTTTATTGCTCCCGAGTACCGTGGGACCACGATTTCATCTCCTTCAAGTGCGCTTCTTTCGCGCACAGTAGATTTGCGCATTCCTCAATCAGCATGGAATCTGGATAGGCTCGACGGCACAGGCCCATCGGGGTACGTCATTGACGTTACCAAAATGCAAATGTGGTTTATTGACTACTCGTGGTACGGCGCTGGCGTAATCCGCTGGGGTATTCGTGCCACTGGCGGACAGATTGTTTACTGCCACCAGTTGGTAAATAACAACCGTCAGTTTGAAGCTTTTATGCGTTCTGGCAACTTGCCATCGCACTATGAGTCAAACGGCATTGTTGGTTATGCAAGCACCACCGACGTCAACGGGTTTTATATCGGCAACTTTGGAACCGCACTGACAGCCGCTATTACTCGTGAAGCTACCGTAATCCCTGTTACAAACGCAAACACTTTCTTTTCTGCTCAAGGCGGAATTGGTCAGCTTGGCACGGGCGCTGGCATTGAGTATTTCAGCTATAGCGGGGTCACCGCTACTACTGTAACGGGGGTGGTTCGTGGTATTTTGGGCACCACCGCCGATGCGTATGCAGCAGGGGCTGCATGTTTTAATAGCAGCATAGCCATCGGAAGTACGTATGGTTTTAATCCAACCGGAGGAACCATAAACATAAGTGGGCCGGGGACCGGTAATACCGTGCTTCCAAACATCCCATATGTTGGCGTATCTGGGAACTTTTTGTACGGCATTACTTCCGGGAATTTTGTTGGCCCCAGCACCACATCCCCATGGTTGGTTGAATACTCCACCCCCGACTCAACAGCTCCTTTGGCGCACTGGGGTTCGTCTGTCATCATGGATGGAGAATTCAACGACGACAAATCGCTGGTGTTCAACTACGGCACAACAGTTCCTGTGTCAATTGCTCCCGGTGCTACCGCGCCAATTTTGGCAATTCGCATTGCACCCACAGCGGACAACAACACCACCGGCCTGCTCGGTGTGAAAGAAACCATTAACCGCATGCAGTTGCAGTTGACTGACTTGGCGGTGGTTGCTTCCGGCACTGTGCTGGTGAACTTGATCTTGAACGGGATTGCAACCGGCTTTACGGGTCAGTTCGGTCCCGTCTCTATCGGTAACAACGTCACTTCTTCTTTGGCGCAGGTAGCGGTTAATACAAGCGGTACAGCGACCCTTGCTGGTGGTGAATCCGTGACGGCCTTGTACGCCAGCGGCGTGCAGTCCATTGACCTGTCCCGTGTTCGTGACCTGGGTAACTCGATTGGCGGCGGCGGCATAACAAACGTTGTCCCAACAACCCAGGCCGGTGTTTACCCAGACGGTCCAGACATCTTGTACATCACAGCCACCAACACCACGGCTTCGTCGGTCACGGTGCTGGGTCGTATCAACTGGAAAGAAGCTCAGGCTTAACATGGCAAAGACACCAGCATGGCAAAGGAAGGAAGGGAAGAACGCCAATGGCGGCTTAAACGCCAAAGGGCGGGCATCCGCAAAGAAGGAGGGGATGAATTTAAAACCCCCTCAGCCGGAAGGTGGGAAGCGGCGGGACTCTTTTTGCGCCAGGATGGAAGGCATGAAAAAGAAGTTGACAAGCGAGAAGACGGCCAAAGACCCCGACTCGCGCATTAACAAAAGCCTGCGGGCATGGAAGTGTTGAAATGGACTTGCCAGTTTGGAACACCGTTCTGTCGTTTGCTTCGGCTTTGCTGTTGTTTTGGGTAAAGATTTCGCACGACGAAGTCAAGCGCCTGAGCATTTTGCTGAGCAAGACACGCGAGGAAAACGCTGAAAAGTTTGTGGCCAAGATGGACATGCACAACGACATGAACCGGGTTATCCAGCGGCTTGACCGCCTGGATGCCAAGCTCGATGAATTCATGAAGGAGCAGCGCAATGCCGTCAACTAGCGCAAAGCAACACCGGTTTATGGAGGCCGTGGCCCACAATCCAGCTTTCGCAAAAAAAGCGGGTGTGCCACAATCAGTTGGCAAAGAATTTTCTAATGCGGACAAAAACCGCAAATTTTCAAAAGGTGGCGACATGAAACATTCGGACGCAAAAATGGATAAGGGCATGATGCAAAAGGCCGTGAACAAACACGAAGGCCGACTGCACAAAGGTGCGCCCATGACAAAGCTGGCCAAGGGCGGCATGACCAAAATGGGCTCGGTCAAGACCGCTGCTCCAAGCAAAGATGGCATTGCCTCCAAGGGCAAGACCAAAGGCACCATGGTCAAGATGGCCATGGGCGGCAAAGCCTGCTAAGGAGCACAACATGAGCCAAGCTGAAAAAGACGCCCGCCAAATGATTGCGGACAAGAAGGCAGCCGAAGCTGCTGAAAAGGCGTACAACGCCGCCAGCACCACTCCGCCAAAACCAGCGCCAGCAAAGAAAATGGCCAAGGGCGGTTCGGTATCTTCTCGCGCCGATGGCGTGGCCCAGCGCGGCAAAACTCGCGGCAAGGTGTGCTGACATGATGGCAAGCCGTGGCATGGGAAGCATTGCTTCATCCAAGATGCCAAGCGGGCAAAAGAAAGCTCGCCGGGACGACACCGACTTTACGCAGTACGCTGAAGGCGGTCCTGTTGGCTTGTACGCCAACATCAACGCCAAGAAAAAGCGGATTGCCGCTGGCTCTGGCGAGAAGATGCGTAAGGTTGGTAGCAAAGGCGCTCCAACCGCACAGGCTTTTATTGACTCTGCAAAAACTGCAAAAGGAAACAAATAATGAACAACGAAACCATTTTGATGTGCGCCCAAGTAACCGCACGCCAGCAACTTGCTTCTCTTGGCGTCGTTGCTGACGACGTGCAAGCCTTGATCGATGAGCTGACCCCTGCTCCGGTAGTAGAAGAAGCCGCTCCGGTAGCCGAAGAAGCTGCTCCGGTAGTTGAAGAAGTGGAACAAGTTCCAGCTGAGCCAGTGGCTGAACCCAGCGCTGCCGAGTAAAAATGAGCACAACCGGCACCACAGCATTTGACCTGCAGTTCTCGGAAATTGCCGAAGAGGCATACGAGCGCTGCGGTGTCGAGATGCGAACTGGTTACCAACTGCGGACAGCACGCCGCAGCTTGAACTTGCTCACTGTTGAGTGGGCAAACCGGGGCATCAACCTGTGGACAATTGAGCAGGGTGAGATCCCACTGGTCACTGGGCAGCTCACGTACGCGCTCCCGCTGGACACCATTGATTTGCTTGACCACGTCATCCGCCAGGGAACCGGCGTCAACCAGATCGACATCAACATCACTCGGATCTCTGAAACAAGTTACTCGCAGATCCCCAACAAGTACGCCCAAGGCCGTCCAATCCAAGTTTGGATTGACCGCCAATCTGGCAACACCAACAAGATCTCAACGACCACGTTGGCAGCCAGCATCACGGCAACTGACACCACGATCGCGGTGGCCAGCGTGTACAACATGGGCTCGGCCGGGTACGTCAAGATTGACAACGAGATCATCAATTACACCAACGTGGTTGGCAACGTGTTGCAGAACTGCGTGCGTGGCCAGGCCAACACAGCGGCTGCATCGCACTCGGCCGCAGCCCAGGTGTTTGTCACGTACATGCCCAACGTCAATGTTTGGCCAACGCCAAATGCTGGCGGCGGCTACACGTTTGTGTACTGGCGGCTGCGTCGAATCCAGGACGCTGGTAACGGTGTTCAGACGCAAGACATCCCATTCCGATTCATCCCGTGCATGGTGTCTGGCTTGGCCTACCACCTGTCGATGAAGATCCCCGAGGCTGCGCCACGGGTTGGCATGCTTAAACAGGCGTACGAAGAGCAATGGGACTGGGCCTCGTCAGAGGATCGTGAGAAGGCGTCCTTGCGCCTGGCACCAAGACAGATGTTCTACTGACCATGGCAACACAATACGCATCAGGCAAATATGCAATTGCGGAATGCGATCGCTGTGGCCAACGGTACAAGCTGCGTGAGCTCAAAAAAGAGATCATCAAGACAAAGCTGTTTGAGATCAAAGTGTGCCCCAGCTGCTGGGACCCTGATCAGCCTCAGCTGTCGCTTGGTTTGTACCCGGTGCAAGACCCCCAGGCTGTTCGTGAGCCTCGTCCAGACGTGTCGTACGTAACGTCTGGCGTTAACACGGCAAATCTCCCCAGCGGTGGCTCTCGGGACATTCAATGGGGATGGAACCCGGTTGGCGGGGCGCAGCAATTTGACGTAAGTTTGACGCCAAACTACTTGGTGGCAACGACGTATGTTGGTACAGTAACGGTATCTTGAAGGAGTTAATCATGGCATTTACCAAATCCGCAGACGGCGTCGCCTCAAAAGGCAAGACCCACGTCAAAGTAATGGCTAACGACGGCCCCAAAGTCGCGCCCAAAACCATGGGCAAAAAAAGCTCTGGCGTGACCGGCGAGGCCATGATGAAAGTTGGCCGCAACATGGCTCGCGCCAACAACCAAAAGTGAGTTCATCATGGCAACATTTAGCAAAAAAATGGGCGGCAAAGAAGTTGGCGATGCCAGCGTATATGCCAAGCCGCACACAATGAGCGGCAAGGTCACATCGGGTAAAAGTGCCAAGCCAGAGTTTGCAACCAGCAAGTCTGCCAAAGATGCTGGCGTGTCAGATCCTTTGCCCAACGGCGTGAGCTTTGGCCGATCTGGTGAACCCAAAACCACCGGCATGAAAATGCGCGGAACTGGCGCAGCCACCAAAGGCGTGATGTCGCGTGGCCCTATGTGCTGAGGATTGAGCCATGTCACTGAAC